TTTGAATGATACTTGGGATATGTAAATCCCATTGCATTAAATCTTCTTATGACTTTCTTTGATGCTGGAGCAAACTCATTTAAGTGGACATTCTTACTAAAGTCATCAAGCATATCAAATGTTTTAACTACATACTTCTTCGTAACTAGATCATAGTTAGTCATCTTATTTGCATACATACCAGATCTAATACGATCCATGTAATCAAACACTTCAGGCATGTTTATTTCTATGATACGCTGATATTCTTTTTCAATATTTCTATATGTTCTACCATCTGAGGTAAAATCTCTCATGTAGTTATCATATATAAATTCTTGTATGGTATCAGTACTATATAAGTAATCTAATGATACAAAGTTTAAGCCAGTTCTATTTTCAAAGAATAGATAATTAGCAGCACCATTTCTATTTGCAGAAGTCTCTGCAGTATAATTTAGACTTTTTACTGGAGGCCAATAGTTTGCTATAAACTTAACTCCGTTTGGAGTGTCTTCTATATTAATATTCTTTTTTGATTCTAATCCATCGGTACTGGTAATTATAGATCGTGCTATATCTGAGCATTTACCTGAATAAGCTTTACTAGTAGCTTTATTTAGGTCGACTATAGCTTCTCTGGATATAAAGTGTAGTTCATATATAGCATTCCTGTCTCCACTCATTGTACGATTTGTCATCTTATAGATGTAATACTGATCGCTTATTATCTTAGTCTTATCAACAAAAGAAGGAGTATGGATCTTGATATTAACGTACTCTTCGCCAACAAACGGGAATAAGTTTGTAAGATCTAATGAATCTTTTAATGCTAGCACTCCTGATATGAATGGGGACCATAAGTCTTCATATATCTCAAGGGCTACTACTTGGTTTGTTATTTCTTGGGCAAAGCCATTAGAAGATATGATCTCGATCTTATCGATCGCGACGTCTCCCGCAAACCGTATTACTTCATTATCAGCTGCCATTATATAAGATCTTTAAAGTTTTTGATGATAGTATTTAATAGTGTTGGAGAGATTAACTTGATCCTACGTTTTGATTCATTTACAGAAACCTCATAATCATAATTAGATATAGAAGTTCCTTGACTAGAATCTACTATAAATCCATTTGCATTTACGTAATGATGTATGTCATATTCATGACCAATACCATACTTATTGGTAATATGTTTTTGTAATTCAAAACTTGGCAATGGAAAATCATCAATATAGTTATACTTATCATTACATAACATGACCACCCAATGATATAGAGGAGTGCCATATATCTTTTCTGATATGATCTCTGGTGTTTCACCGTCTCTGATATCATACTCATCATATAACGTTACTCCAGATAATATCTCTTTACGAACCCGGACGTTCTGTGAGATGTCTTTGACTAACTTATATTCAGTCTTACCATTGATTTTAAAATCATATAAAAATGTAGGAAAGTTTTCGAAATACATTATAGTTTATCCTGTATCTTTTCTTTAGTAAGAGTAGCAAGCTCTTTAAAGGTTAATGTAACGTTGATTTGTGTAGGCATCCCATTGGAGAATGAAGTAAATTGTCCATTTGGTGTATAATTAACTACCATATCTGTAAGTACACATGATGTATGTCTATTGACATGTAAGTTTTCTTCTATGCCGTGATAATAGAATATATCAAACTCTGAAGGATACACGTATAGGAAATTATTCGCATCTTTAAACTCAGGATGCATGTGTAATTTGAATTGATAAATGATATTCTCTACGTTTGCGGCCTCTGAAGCATCTCTTGGATAGAATTGGTAGTCAAACGTAAATGTTCTGAACTGCACGTTCTTAAATAATTGTTCTTTTCTAGGATTAGGTGCGAGGCCAGTAAGTCTTGATATGCCTCCCGTACCAGGAATTTTTAACCCTGCAGCAACTGCTCCACCAACAACGTTTGAATTTCTTAATATATCTGACATTACATTACTAGCAGTGCCTTTACTGATAGCAGCCTTAGCTAACGCTGAACCTCCACCAGCTGCAGCAAGACCCATAGCATATATGTCAAGGTCTTCTTCTTCATAGTTAACGCTATATGTTGTCTGCATAGTATTAGGAGCATGAAGAGCTATAGCAGTGCTTAATCTTTTCTTTTGACCAGAAAATGTAGATCCAACCTGCTTTAATGCAAGGTCTGCACCAATTGCAGCTCCACCGATAGTAGCGAATGACTTTATACCAGCTTGTGCAACCAATCCTCCAACTCCAGCAGATAATGCAGTTCCACCTACAGCATTCGCAGCAGTGCCACCATACTTGTTTGATAAGGCTGTTAAATCACCATAGTCTCTTGGAGTAGAGTCATTGACTGATTGAGCAGAACCTTCTTTTAATAGTTTTGAATCAGATGCTATGTTGATATAGAATATAACATAGTTATTGCCATATTCAGCTAATGAACCCATTAGGTCAGAAGGATATTGTAATTGGTCTATTGAATACTTATTATTATCAAACGAACCAGCCCCACCCCTTGCAGTATATAGACTTTTACCATTTGCAGTATCTTCTACAGTAGAGTTGTTATTCCAATTTGGTCCTATTTCGGCCATATTACATTCCTAAACGTTTATTGATTATTTATAATAAATACAGAAGATGTTTCATAAACGAAGATATAAACCAATGTTTCCTGAGAAGTATGAAGGGGACCCTACCAACATTATCATGAGATCAAGTTGGGAGACCCGTTTTGCCTCATGGTGCGATAAGAACCCGTCTATAATCAAATGGTGTTCTGAGGAGACAATAGTCCCATATAGGTGTCCTACAGATAATCGTGTTCATAGATACTTTATTGACTTTAAAATACGTGTTAGGACCAAAGATAACCAGACAAAGACATACCTGGTTGAAGTCAAACCTGCCAAACAGACTCAACCTCCAATATATCCAGGAAGAAAGACTAAGTACTATCTTACAGAGTCATTAACTTTTATTAAAAACCAAGCTAAATGGAAGGCAGCAACTGAATGGTGTAAGGATCGAGGGTATGAGTTTGTAATCATTACTGAAAATGAATTAGGCTTGAATTAGCATATAAATAGTTAATGGCTCAATCACCTAAAGATATATTTTTACAGAATCAATACGACTTAAAGAAAGCTGCGATTAGGTCTAAGGCATGGTTCCAACAACAGGCGGCCCTTCTTAAAAGACAGAACATTACTGCTCAAAAGGTATTAAATTCTGACTCGCATAAGATGGGTAGACAGATCATGCCTGGAAGTTTATATATGTTTTTATATGATCCGAAGACAAAAGATGAACTACCATATTATGATATGTTTCCATTGGTATTCCCATATAAAAAGTTATCTGGTGGATTCATGGGATTAAACATGCACTATCTACCATATCAGCCTAGAGTAATCCTATTACAGAGATTGATGGAGTTTGCTACAGATAAAAATATGACTGAGAATACTCGTATTAAGTATTCATGGAATTTAATATCTGGGGTGTCTAAGTTTAAATGGGCAGAACCATGTGTTAAACACTACTTAAACTCACACTTAAAGTCTGGATTTAGAAAGATAGATGCACCTGATTGGACCACGGCTATGTTATTACCAGTTGAACAATTTGTTGGTGCAAATAAAAATAAAGTATGGCAAGATTCATTAGGATACTAAGATGGCAACATTAAACCAATTCATAGCAAGTATTAAGAGCGAAGGCTTGATGCGTAACTCAAGGTTTGCAATCACCTTTAGTCCTCCAAGAAGTATGCAAGGTGCCGGAGCAGCATTAGATCTTAGAAAGATATTATTATACTGTGACAATGTTAATTTACCAGGAATGACTCTTGAGACCACTCAAGCTAAGACTTTTGGTGAATACAGAGAGATGCCTTTTAATAAGCTATTTGATAACGTTAATATGAGTTTCTATGTAGATAATTCTATGCAAGTTAAGAAGATGTTTGATAGTTGGATGGGTGCTATACAAAATCCACAAACTAGATCATTTAATTATTATAAAGATTATACTACAAATATAACTATTGAAGTATTTGATGTGGCCGATAAGAGTAGATATCAAGTAGTATTATATCAATGTTATCCTAAAACCATAAATCCGATAACAATGGATTATGCAGATAAAGAAGTCATGAAGATGACCGTCAGCATGAATTATAAGTATTGGATATCAAGTTCTGTTACTGTTAATACTAAACCGAATGCCGTTACAAACACTACAAATGGTTTATTTGGAGATTATTTTACGGATTCACAAATAATACCGGATACATACTTTACTAGTTTTAATACTTTCCAAACGGGATTTAACTCATTTGAGCAAGGAAGAGCTTCATTATTCTCATCAGAAACAGCTTCAACTGGACGTGGAAGCAAATTTATTTAAGGAATTAAAATGGCAGATATAAAAAGAGGTGTAAGTGATAATGCTTATCCTTACTTACAAGAAGCAGATACAAACGGCGATGGTTATGTAAGTAGCCAAGAGCTATCAATGTATCTAGAGTTTAAACGTAGAGAGCTTGAAGATCAAGATGCCCAGCGAGATGCTATGCGTAAGATGACATGGTTCGCTTTATGGGGCATGCTACTCTATCCAGTAACTATCGTTATCGCTTCATGGTTAGACGTGGATGATGCAGCAACTATTATTGGTAAT